TGCGCTGACGTGGGGGAATGGATACGCCGAAATTGTGCGGGATGGGGGTGGGCGGCCGACCGCGTTATGGCCTATTACCCCGGATCGCGTGCAGGTCCAGCGTGAGACGCGCACTGGGCAATTGTTCTATCAGGTCACGCAACCTGGAGGCGGGCAAGTGCGGGTGGCGCCCGAGAACATGCTGCATCTACAAGGGCTTGGCTATGACGGCATGACCGGGTACAGCCTCATCGCGAAGGCCCGCGAAGCCATCGCCCTCGGGCTCGCCACGGAACGCTTCGGGGGCACCTTCTTCGGCAACGGGACGACGTTCGGCGGGGTCTTTCGGCATCCCGGGCGGATGACCGAACAGGCCATCAAGAATTTCCGCGAGTCGGTGAATGCCCAACATCAGGGCGTCGACCGCGCGCACAAGTTCATCGTCGTCGAAGAAAACATGCAGTACGACAAACTGGGGATCGATCCCGATCATGCCCAGTTTCTCGAGACGCGTCTCCATCAGGTGGAGGAAATCTGCCGGTACTACCGGATGCCGCCGCACAAGGTGCAGCATCTTCTTCGGTCGACCAACAACAACATCGAACATCAGGGGATTGAGTATTACTCCGATACCTTGCGGCCGTGGTGTGTGCGCTGGGAACAGGAGATCAAGCGGAAACTGATCGCGCCGTCTGAGCGAATGATCCAATTCGCCGAGCACAAGATCGAAGGCGTCTTGCGCGGGGATCTTCAAAGTCGGTACGCCGCCTATGCAGTGGGTCGGCAGTGGGGCTGGCTCTCGGCGAATCGTGTGTGCGAACTGGAGAACATGGACCCGTTGCCATCCGGTGGCGACGTCTTCCTCGTGCCGCTGAACATGACACCGGCCGATCGGCTCAACGAGATCATCGACAAGCAAGTCGCACCCGACCCAGCGCCGGCCGCACCATCAGCCCAGATGGATGGCGAAGGCGACATGCAGCAGGCCGGGCGCATGGCCACCGCGATCCGAGAGGCCCTCGTCGAGGTTGAGGCGCGCATTGTGGCGACGACGGCAGAGATCACGCGCGTCCGATCCGAGCAGGGGCAGACACAGGAAGAGGCTGAGGCTGTCAAGGCCGAACTAGAGGCGCTGCAGGAGAAGCAGACCGCCGACGCACAGGAAGCCGGGCAACTGCGGGTCCTGCTACTGGAAGCCACGGAACGGGCAGATCGGTTAGCGGTTGAGCAAGAAGCATTCAAGCTCGCGGCGGCAGACGAGGAAGCGTCCCTCCGAGCTCAAGTGGACGCCGCTCATGCGGAAGCGCAAACCGTCAAGGCACAGGGGACGGAGGAAGCCTCTAGGTTGCAGGCGTTGGCTGACGCGGCAGCGGATCAGGCGGCGGCGTTGGCAGCGGAACGGGATACCTTGCGGGCGGCTCACGAGCAGGCGGCGACAGAGGCGGCCACGCTGGCAACGGCACTCACCGGCACGAAGGAGGAGGCTGAGGCGCTCAAGGCCCAGGCGGCTGCCGAAGCGGCCCGGTTGCAGGCGGAAGTCGACGCCACGGCCACCCGCATGGCACAAGTGGAGGCGGATCGGCTGGTCATGCAGCAGACGGCGGTAGCCGCGGATCTCGCCCTGACGACGCTCCGGGCCGATCTGCAGGCGGCAGAAGCCCTCTATGCTGAAACGTCGCAGGCCCTTGAGAGCGAACACGGAGCCCTTGACGCGGCTCGCGCGCAACTAGCACAGCTGCAGGCAACGATCGCTGAAACACAGCGTGACGTGGCACGCCTCGCAGCCGAAGGGGCGGCCAAGGAAGCGGACGCTATCACCGCGACAACGGCCGCAGAAGAGGCGCACCGCGCCAGCGCGGAGGCTGCGGCCAAGCTGGCTACTGCGACGGCGGACGCCGAAGCCGCTCGGCAACTCCTCGAGGAAGAGACGGCACGACTGCAGGCCGAACGGGAGGCGCACACCGCCACACAGGCGGCGTTGAAGGCCCAAGAGGACGCCCATGCGGCGCGGAATCAGTCGGTGCTGGCTGCGCAGCGCGATCTGGTACATGCCCAAATGGGCCGTCTGATCTTGAAAGTCACAGAGCGGGCGCGGCGGAACAAGGGGACGCCGGCCAAACTGAAAGCCTGGGCGGACAGCAATTACCTGCTGCTGGAAGACACCTATATCGACGCACTCCGGCCAGTGATGCGGGCCCACCTGGCGTTTATCGGGTCCGCGCAGGATGTCGACTCCTATACCCGCGGGATGATTCATGCCCAGCTTGAGCAGGCGCACAGCCAGATCCGCACGGTGGCCGATGGAGACCCGGAAGAATTCCCCGTCGCGATCGAAAAGCTCCTGACGCGGTGGGAGCAGGATCACCCGACGGCCATCGCGGACGTCGTCTTTCAGGAGGAGATGACTTATGTCCGGAGCCTCTAAGGTCGAACGATCGGAGATCGAACGGCGAGATGCGACGTCCACGTTCACCGTCGATTCCAACGATGTGACCGGTCGCACGATCATTCGTGGGACGCCGATCGTGTTCAATGTCTGGTCGAAAGTGCTTTTCGATCCGTATATCGGCAGATTTCGCGAGTTGATTCGGCCGGAAGCGGTCGATCGCACGTTGCGCAGTGCCCAAGAGGTGTTGGCATATTGGAATCATCAGGGCGGTGATGTGCTCGGCAACACCCTCTCAGGGACGCTGCTGCTGCGAAAGACGATGAGCAATCTGGCGATGGAGCTCTATCCGTCCCAGGAATGGCTTGGGACGCCGCAGGCGGCGGCCGTCAAGCGCGGCGATGTCCGCGGCATGTCATTCGGCTTCGGCACGACTGAGGATGGGGATGAATGGTCCGATCAACCGGACAGCGATGGAATCTGGAGTCGAGAAGTCACGGACATGATGGTGTCCGAGGTATCGATTGTCGGTAAACCCGCCTATCCCCAGACGACCGTGGCTGTCTCGCAGCGATCGCTGGATGCCTTTCAGACGCTCCGGGCGAGCGGATCGCGGATCGACTGGCTCCGGAAGGTGCATCAGACCAGGCTGGCTCAGTGAGACGTGGTTTCGCGCAGGGGGGCGGCGGGACGCGGAAAATCCGCAAGCTCGATCGGGCGCGGCATGTCCCGACAACACATGGTCGGCCGGATGCCCTGAAGTGGGCGCAGGCGGTCGCCGATGATATCGTCGCGGCACAACGCCTCTATGACTCCTGCCAGTGGGACGAAGCCGAAGTCGTCATCCGGCGACTCTTGAAGCGGGACGGCTTTAAGCAACCATTGACATTCGATGCACTCGGCAGCTGCGCACAGTTCCAAGGCCGGATGGCGGTGGCGATCGACTGCTTCCGGAAAGCGCTGGAGATCGACCCGGATTACAGCGAAGCGAGAAATCGAATCATCATGATTCTGGACGCGCAGCCTGAGACGACGATCGAACAAGCGCGACGTGAGCGCGATGCGTGGTGGCGTCGACACGGCGAGCGCCTCTATGCGAAACGCCGGCCGCATCTAAATGCCCGCGATCCGGAACGGCCGATCCGGGTGGGCTATGTGTCTGGGGATTTTCAGTATCATTCGGCCGCGACGGTGTTTCATCGGATTGCGCTGAATCATACCGAGCAATTCATCCCGTTCTTCTATTCCACGACGCCGTACAATAAGTACGACTCAATCACGAATGCGTACATCTACCACCCGCAGTTTCCCCAATTAGTCGGATCATCCGGCTGGCGCGACATCGTCGGCTGGCCGGATTCGCTCGTCGTCGACAAGATCCTGACAGACGAGATTGATATTCTCGTCGACTTGTCCGGGTATACCGCGCACAACCGCCTTCCAGTGTTCTGCTACAAACCGGCCCCCATTCAGATCACGGGGTGGGGCTATGCCACGGGCGTGGGCTGGCCCGCAATGGACTACCTGATCGCGGATCGCGTCGTGGTCCCTGAAGATCGACAGCACGAACACGTCGAGAAGATGCTGTATCTGCCCTCGGTGATCGACTACGAGCCAGTAGAAGGCTTACCAGAAGCCAACCCGCTCCCGTGTTTGAGTGGCCCGCCCACGTTCGGTGTGTTCCAGCGGTCGCTGAAGATCAACGCGGAGGATATCGAAGTCTGGCGACAGATCCTGGAGCGCTTGCCAGAGAGCACGTTGCTCTTTAAGGGCATGTACTGCGACAGCTTCGTGGTCTGGATCAAGGAGCGCTTCGGCGCGCAAGTCGCACAAGTCGAATTCTTGCCGGTCACGTCTTCGTATGAACACAAATGCGCCTATCAACGGGTGGATCTCAATCTGGACCCGTGGCCCCAGACGGCTGGTGTCAGTGCCTGTGATGGACTCTGGCAAGGCGTGCCGATGGTGACGCTGGAAGGAGAGAGGGTCATTCAGCGCACGTCGATGAGTCTCTTAGCCTCAGTCGGCTTGGACGGGTTCATCGCACAGACGCCGGAAGAGTATGTGGATCTGGCCGTCTCGTGGGTGACTGAGCGTAAGCAGGAACTCGCGGACATTCGGCAGGGCTTACGGGCCCGGTGCGATGCCTCGCCGATTCGGCACGGGTATTTAGAAGCCACCGAAACGGCCTTCCGTAACGTCTGGCGAGAATGGTGCGCGAAGCCGCTTTCTCTCAGTGATGCGCGGTACCGATTAGAGCAGGTGGCCTCATGAAGCGACGTGACTGGTTCAAGTTGATCGGTGGAGGCTACTGTGCCGCGTTGATACCGGCGCGGCCGGTGTTGAAGGCGACAGTGGCTGATCGCTATGCCGCTTATACCGCTGGCGTCCAGTTGGGCTGGCTCGAAAGGAGACCCTTCGTATTGACTGACGACTTCGTGTTGAACTTCTCGAAGTTTGCGGAGGAGTTGAAAAAGGCCGAACGCAAATTGGCCGAGGGGAACCGATGCCTGAACAACATGATGATCAAGTAAAGCGCGGGCGGCCACGAATTGAAGACGAGCGCGCGCTGCGGTCGATTGTGTCGGTGTCTGTACCGCTTCACGTTCATGATCGGTTGATTCGCCTAGCGGAACGGCGCGGGACCAGCGTCTCCGCCCTTGCACGGGACATGATTACGTGTCGTCTCGGGGTGATGGCGCAGACGACGGCTTAACCGGTCTTCTTCCGCGGGCGGGCATCTATGCTCGCCCTTTTCGCAACTGCAAAAACATCTCCCCGCCATCCTTCGGCATACTTCATCCTGAACACTCGTATACGCCTCTAACTGGGTAGCACTCGTACCCGGCTTAGCAAGGTTGGTCATCTCGCGTCTGGCACTTCCAGGGCGCAGACCCACAGCGAAACGCTTTATCGCGTTCGCTTGTCGGCTGCGCCTTTTGTGTTTGAGGCGCGCCCTCAGCGAACCCACGAGGGCACGCCGATATGACGAAAACAGAACTCTTAGAGAAAAAAGGCCGTTTGGCCAATGAAGCCAAGCAGATCCTCGACACGGCCCACGCGGATGGCCGCGAAGCCCTACGCAAGGAAGAGGAAGAAAAATTCAATTCGATTCATTCGGATATTGAGTCGATCTCGAAACATGTCGCGCTGATCCAAAAACAGGAAGACGCGGAACGCTCCCTGACGGAAGTGCAGCAGCGCGTCACGCAGCCGAATGCGGTCCCCTCCGGCCCGATCGAGTCCCGCCTCATTGCGGGTGCGCGGGATCATCAGGACGCGGTGCGTGGCTGGTTCCTCCGCGGCGCGAAGAGCGCGGGCGCGGTGCCAGCGCACATGGAAGCGGCGGCCCGCCGGGTCGGGCTGAACCTCGACAGCAACGCCCTGAACTATCGCCTGGCCACGCGAGCCATGACCGGGATGAATTCAGAAGCCCGGAAGCTGTGGCAGCAGTACCACGAGGAAGAGCGCGCGATGGCTGGTCCGCAGAGCACCACCAGCGTCGGCGGCTACGCGATCCAAGACGAGGCGATGCGCGAAGTCGAGATCGCCCTGCTGCAGTTCGGCGGGGTGCGGCAGAACTCGACGATCCTCCGCACGGCCACGGGCGGGCCCCTGCCCATTCCGACGGTCAACGACACGACAAACGTGGGCGCGATCATCGGTGAGGGTGTCACGGTCGGCACGCAGGACGCGGCCTTCGGGCAGCTCGTGCTGGACGCCTGGAAGTACACCTCCAAGTCCGTCCTGGTCAGCGTCGAATTGATGCAGGACAGCTCGGTCAACCTCCCGCAGATGTTGGGGCGGCTGCTCGGTGAACGACTGGGCCGCATTCAGAATACCCACTTCACCACGGGCACTGGCACCGGCCAGCCCAATGGGGTCGTGACCGCAGCGACCTTCGCACAGGCCACCACGGGCAACACCACGGCGATCACCTTCGCGAACCTGATCGCCCTGTACCACGCCGTGGATCCCGCCTACCGGAATCAGGCGAAGTTCATGATGAACGACAACAGCATCAGCAAGATCAAGCTGATGACGGACTCGCAGGGCCGGCCGCTCTGGCTCCCAGGGCTCGTCGATCGCGCGCCGGACACCATTCTCGGTTCGCCGTACGTCATCAACCAGGACATGTCCTCGATGACGATCAGCGGGAAGTCGATTCTCTTCGGCGACTTCTCGAAGTACCTGATCCGGGACGTGCTGGACTTCACCCTGCTCCGGCTCGACGAACGCTTCGCCGAGTTCCTGCAGGTGGCGTTCCTGGCGTTCATGCGATCGGACGGGGACTTGCTCAACGCGGGCACAGTTCCGTTGCGTGGGTACCAGAACTCGACCTAGGACGTCGTTTAGAAGCAGCGACTTAACGTACTACGCCGCCGGGGAAGCCATGAGACTTCCTCGGTGGCGCGTTTCGTTTCTCAGAGGGCACGCTGATGGACATTGTTGAGCACTTAGTGCGGAGCTTTGCGCGCCGCATCTCGAAAGACGGCGCAGTCGCCATCATCAGCAACGGCCATCCTGCCCTCGTCGCCGCCTTCGCGCACCTCGGCTGGTCCGACCCCTATCTCGACCCCACGTTACTGCCGCCGCCGCCGCCGCCGGTCATTGAATCGGTGGCCATCCCGGTCATCGAGCCGGCGCTGACGGACACCCCGACAGAGAGCGCTGATGGCGACGATCTGTAGTCCGGAGTACATGTGGACGCTGACGACCGCGCCCACCTCTGAACCCTTTACCACAGCCGAGGCGAAGGCGCAGATCCGCAGTGTCCAGAGCACGGAAGACACGCTCGTCGATACCTACGTCAAAGCGGCGCGGCAGGCGGCTGAACACTATCTGGGTCGCGGCTTATTGACGCAAACCTGGACACTGTGCCTCTCGGACTTCGTGAATCTCATCCCCTTGCCGATGGCGGCACCGCTCGCGGCGATCACGACCGTGAAGTATTACGACGTCGACAACGTTCAGCAAACGCTGTCCAACACCTTTTACACGGTGGACGTCAAGAGCCGGCCGGGGCGCATTGCGTTGGCCTCTGGGCAGGCATGGCCCACGGTGGCGAGTCTGCGGAAGGTGAATCGGATCGAAATTGCCTATACGGTCGGCTACACCTCCGCGTCCTTGATCCCCAGCGACATCATGCAAGGCATGCGGATGTACATCGGGTTGATGGATACGAATCGGGATGGGTTGGATCCCGCAACCGGGACCGCGCTGAAAGCGATTCAGGCGGCCTTCTGGACGGACCGGGTGTTCTATCCCCCGCCTGTCTTTGATTCCTACTGATGCGCGCCGGTGCCTGTAACAAGTACGTCGCGTTAGCGCAGGGGCCACAAACCTCGAGTGGACCCTTTGCGGCGCTGTCTCCCGAGAATGTCTGGGCCGCGATTGAACCGTTCCCGCCCGGAGGCGTGGATGACCGGACGGCGACCCATCTGATTCGCACCCGCTATCACGCGCAGATCGCGACGGCGTGGCCCAGTGTCCGTATTGCGTATGCCGATGGACGGACCAGCACCACGCGGTACTTCTGGGTGCGTGGGCTGCAAACGGTGGATGAAGCCGGGGATGAAATGCGGTTGATCTGTGAGGAAGTGCTGCCGTGAGCGTGACACTCCAGCTGCACGGCCTTGAAGAATTGAAAACGGCGCTGCGCAATTTACCGGCGGACTTGGCTGAGGAAGCGGGCCGCATTGTGGTCGCCCATGCGACGGAGGCTGAGCATCAGATCCACGCGGCCTATCCGACCGGACCGACTGGGCATCTCAAGCGCGGCGTGCGCCTGACCGTGGAACCGTCCTCACGCGTTGGCGTCAGTGCCACCGTCAAGAGCAGCGCGCCGCATGCCTTCATCTTTGAACGAGGCACCGCGAGACGAAGCACCAGGAAGGGTGCCAACCGTGGGCAGATGCCGACCGCTCCGGCGAACGAACGCATGATTCCGATTGTCATTCGGGCGAGGCGGCGCATGGTTGCGGCCCTGATTCAGATGGTCCAGAAAGCCGGCCTCGTGGTGACATCATCATGAGCCTGAGTCTCACCATTGCGGTGCCGACCATCGGCCGTCCGACGCTGAAGGACACGCTGGACTCGATTGCGCGACAGGCGTTGCAGCCCACCGATCAGGTGCTGATCGTCTACGACAGCTTTGCTCGGGACGACGCGAACGCTGGCGCCACGAAGGCACTGGTCGATTCCTACGGCTTCACCTTTGTCGAGTTCAACGGCTGGTATCACTTCCAGGGCAATCCGCAACTGAATCATGCGATCTCGCTGGCCCGCACGGCGTTCTTCTGCGCACTCGGTGACGATGATGTCTACGTCGACGGTGCCATCGCCCGGTTGAGGACGAAACTCACGCTGGGGCGCGTGACGCTGTTTCAGTTCTACAGCCCACGCTTCATTCGCGGGAATGACCGACTGCGGTGTCTGCTCTGGGCCGAGCGGTCCATGCGGATTGCGAATCTCTCGGGCTGCTGCATGGCCGCCCCGGTCGCGTCGCTCGTACCCGTCAGCGCGGAACCGAGGCGGGAAGTCGATTACGAATGGATCCGCGACACGGTGGCTAAGACGGGGCGGCGACCACTCTGGTTGCGGGACTGTCTGATTATTGCCAATCCTGAGTCACGGCACGGCGAGGTGGTGCACCGCGGAGTGGCCGAGTGCCGCGGCTGTGGCTGGCGCGGGTTCCTCGAGGACATGGACGCGGATCTGCTCTGTGAGGACTGCGCCAGGGTCGTTATCCGGGACTGGCTAGTGCCGGCATGATGGGCCACAGGCTCCGTGTTCTGTTAGCGCATCCAGGCGCATCATGGGCGACCGCGGATGTGTTTTGGGGCCTCTTCCACGGGCTGAAATACCACGACGTCGACGTGATTCCCTACCGGCTGGATCATCGGTTTGAGGATGCACGAGCCGCGCTGCATTATCGCTGGCGCCGCATCAAGAAAACCGAGCCGAATGCGCAACCACCAAACCCGGCCGATCTGAGTTATCACGCGAGTATCGGGGCGCTTGAGATGGCCTTGCGCCGTCATGTCGATGTCGTGCTCGTGGTGAGCGGCATGCTCCTACATCCCGATGTCCTCATCATGATGAAGCAGGCCGGGCTCCGGGTGGTGGTGTTGTTTACCGAATCGCCCTACGACCACGCTTCGGAGATGAAAGTCGCGGCCATCGTGGATGGGGGCTGGACGAATGAACGCAGCGTCGTATCCGCCTTTCGTACCGTGAATCCGCATTTCGGCTATTTGCCACACGCCTGGAACCCGTTGGTGCATCGGACCGATCTACCGATTGATGACAGCGTGCCGGCGCATGATGTCGTCTTTGTCGGGACGTCGTTTCGAGAACGAGTGCGCTGGTTTAACAGCATCGACTGGACGGGCATTAACTTCGGTCTGTATGGCTCATGGGATAAAGCCAAGCTCAATACGCATGTCCGCGCCTGCGTGCGAGGCGGTCCGATTGACAACGAACGGGCCGTGTTGCTCTATCGTCGCGCGAAGATCGGGCTGAATCTCTATCGCACGTCCCAAGGCTGGGGGCCGCATGCGCCCTCAATTACTCACGCCGAATCGCTCAATCCCCGGGCCTATGAATTAGCGGCCTGCGGGACGTTCTTTCTCTCGGACCACCGACAGGAGTCTACGGAAGTCTTCGGGGAGACCGTCCCGATGTTCCGATCACCTGTCGAGGCTGCGGCCTTAATCCGTCGCTGGCTGGCTGATGAGGCTGGCCGGGCCCGGATGGCCGCCGCACTTCCTGCGCGCGTCGCAGAGGCGTCGTGGATTCACCGCGCCAAGATGGTGCTGGGGGATCTGCAACAGCTCCTGACAGGGGCGGTCATGACCGCCAGGAGCGCGTAATTATGGCAGTCCACAGCGGTAGAACCGGGGTGGTATACCTCGCGATTGAGTCATCGACGGGCGTGGCGACGAATTGTCTCTCGTTGAATGCGTGGAGCATCGACCGGGCGACGGACAAGTACGAAACGACGGCCTTTGGCGACACCAACAAGACGTATGTGCAAGGGTTGCCCGACGTCAAGGGCACGATCAGCGGCTTCTGGAACGACGCGGAAACCAAGCCCTTCGGTGGGGCGGCGTCCTCGACGGGCGTGAAACTGTATCTGTATCCCGATTCGACAGCACCCACTAAGTATGCCTATGGCACAGCCTGGTTGGATGCGTCCATCGAGACGCCGGTCAGCGGTCCCGTCACGATTACGGGCAACTTCGCGGCGGCTGGCACCTGGTACTTCGGGCTGTAAGACATGGACGGCAATCGCCTGACGATCAAGGGGGCAGTAGGGGAATTGCGCTGGGGGTATTCCCCGGCGGCCTCGCTGTCCTCTTGGGCCATTGCCACCGATTCGGCTGGCGTCATGCGGCTGACCGCCACCGTCATCCAGCAGGATGCGTTTCGGGCATCGCAACGGCCCTTAACGTTTGTCGTGCCACGTCCGACCGGGGCGTGGACCTGGACAATCCACTCGTTGCAGATCGCGGGCTCGACGCTAGTGGCGTCGATCAATCCGCAGGAGTAGTCCGCTATGTCGAGATGTCGTTTTGTCCAACCGGAGTCCGTCCGTCTGCCCCTGTCTGATGGGGATTACCTCGATGTCAAGCGCGAGCTCACGGCCGGGGAGCAGCGCGGCGTGTTTACCGATCTCATCAAAACCATGCATGCCGGCGAGGCGGCTGAGCTCGATCCGAAGCTCGTGGGCACGACCAAGATTGTCGCCTACGTGCTGGCGTGGTCGCTGACCGATGCCGCCGGCCAGCCGGTGCCCTTCAGTGAAGCGGCCCTCAACAACCTGACACCGGAGGACTTCGCGGAAATTGCGAAGGCCATTGATGACCACGAAGCTGCGGTCGAGAAGGCACGGGCCGCAAGAAAAAACGTCCAGGCTGGCGAGACGGCATCCTCTCTGACCTCGCCATCTGTCGCTGGGTGAATTGCGGCTGGAGCCTCGAGGATGTCCAGCACTTACCGGTCGAGGTGCATGAGTTGTTGATTGAGGAAATTCGGAAGGAACAGAAGCCGAATCCCGCATGAGTATTAACGCAAAGTTTGTCGCGGACTTCTCCAGTTTCTCTGACGCGGTCAAAAAAGCCGAAGTCGAGTTGCGGTCCTTTGAAACCGGCGCCGGCAAGGTGGAGAAAGCGCTCAGCCGGATGACCGACAACTTCTCGGGGCGCCGACTGATCCAAGACGCGACGTTGATGACGAAGGCCATCGAGAACGTGGGCGGGATCTCCAAGCTCACAGCCAGCGAACTCGAGGCCATCGGCTCAAAAGCGGCGGAGGCGGCCGACAAGATGCGCCGTCTCGGGATCGAAGTCCCGCCCGGGTTGCGCGAGCTCGCCAAATCAGCCAAGGGCGCAGAACAGGATACGTCCTCGCTCGGGGTGTCCTTCGGCAAGCTCGTCGCCAGTATGGTGACGGCTGAGGCCATCATCAGCGGAGTCAAGACCGCCTTCGGGGCTCTGGTCGGCGGCATTGAGACATCTATCAAGGCTGCCGGTGAAGCCGAGAAGGCTCATGCCCAAATGGCAGCGGCGTTGCGGGCTCAAGGGACGGCGATTCCCAGCGTGATGACGGCCTATCAAGGCTACGCCTCCGCACTCGAGAAAACCACCATCTTCCAGGATGACGCGCTCGAAGGGGCTGAAGCGCTCCTGACGCAGATCGGCAATGTGATGCCGCGGGACATGGAGAAAGCGCTGGCGGCCACGACGGAGCTGGCCTCTGGGCTCGGCATTGATCTGACGTCCGCGGCGACGCTTGTGGCGAAAGCGGCCGAAGGGACGACCACCGGCCTGCGCAAACTAGGCGTGGAAACGACGGACGCGCATGGGAAGGCGCTGGCATTCGGGAAAGTGCTGGATTCCATCACGGATAAGTTTGGCGGGCAGGCGGCGGCCGTGGCGGGAACCTATCAGGGTCGGCTTGAGCAGTTGGGGAACACCTGGAACAACGTCGAAGAATCTATTGGCCGGGTCATCACGCAGAATCAGACGTTGCTCTCGGCCTTTGATGTCCTGAATAAAGCCATTACCGAGAATACCGGTGAACTCGCCAGCATCCATCTTGCGACGAATCTGGTCTCTGATGCCGTGATTCTCTTGGTGCGCGGGATTGCCATCAGCGGCGTGGCACTGGCCGGCTTTGCGGATAGTGCTGCGCAGACCGTGGTCGAGTTGACCTTACTCGAGCGGTTCATGTTGCAGTCCGCCGAGACGGCGCTGCTCTTTGCCAAGGCCATTAATCTGAACGATCCGATTTTGCAAACCTTGGCCGATGTCGGCATGGCCAAGGTGGCTCAGCGGGCCAAAGACATCGAAGCCTCGTTGTTGCAGGCCGGTGCGACAGCGGTCAATGCCAGCAAGTTCTTTAACAATTTGTCTGATAAAGCGGATGCGCTCGCGGCGGAACTAGGTAAGACGCGCGGCCACACAGTTGCGTTGAAGGACGCGACGAATCAATCAACCGACGCATGGACGCGACAGACGAAGGCGATTACGGACGGCAAGAAAGCCGCGGCGGACGTCGCCACGGCGTTAAAGGAAGAAGCGGACGCCTGGGACTTCCTGCAAAAAAAGCAGGACGAGACCATGAAAGAGACCGTGGCCAGCATGCAGGCCATGAACAAAGGGCAGCCAGACTTCATGAAGAAATGGCTGCTGATGCAACACCATGCCTTGCAGGCGGAAGGTAAAGACCTGATCGATCGCATCACCCTGTTCGGCAGCCAAGCCCGTGCAGCCTTTGTGGCGGGTGCTGGACAAAAACCGGCGGATTTGTCGTTCGTCGATTGGGAAGCCGTCAATAAAGTCTCAAAGGCCAGTCTGCAATATCAGGCCGAGACGGCTCGGGCCACGTATGAGTACATGAAGGCCCATGCGGCGGACTTCACGCAGGCCACGATTGCGCAATTCAAAGACCTCGCGAATCAAGCCAATCGCGCATTAGGCGGCATCGGCGCGAACTTCAAAGGCGTGCTCAAGGATTCTCTGGGTGGACTGAACAGTATTTTTCAATCCGCCTTTGAGGGAGGCGGCGGCGTGAAAGGCGCGGTGCAATCCTTCGCGACGAATGCACTGTCCGGTATTCTCGGCGCGATTCCAGTCGTGGGTCCGGTGATCAGCAAGTTCGCCGGGGCCATTGTCGCCGGATTCAAAAAAATCTTCAGCGGCCCTTCGAAAGAAGAACTCGCCAGCCGAGATGCTCAAGCCAAATTTATCGAGCAACTCAACGGCATCGCCACGGCCCAAGAGAAAGCCGCCATTGCCACCTATAGCGGCTCGAAAGCGTATGCCACGCTGGCCATTGTCGGCCGGGACGCGCTGCTCGGGGTGGGGAAGTCCGCGGAGTATGCCGCGCAGGTTGTGAAGAACCTACTGGATACCAAGAATCCCCAGAACTTCGCCGCAGCCATGCGCGAGGTGCAGGACGCGCTCAACCTCCAGAAGCAAGCGCAGGATGCGTTGAACGAGGCCCTCAGCCGGTACAAGTTCACCACGGAAGAACTGGGGCCTGCGCTGGCCGCCCAGAAGCTGAGCGAGCAATCGCAGCAACTCTATAAAGACTGGGAAGTGCTGACGAAGTCTGGGGTCAACATCGCCGCGGTCGGGCGCGAGATGCAAGCCAGTGTCAACGACTTCATCCAGACGGCGCTGAAGACCAAGACGGAAGTCGACCCCGCCCTTAAGCCCATGTTGCAGTCGATGATCGACCTCGGGCTGCTCACCGATGCGGCGGGGAACAAGTTCGGCTCACTCGACGAGGCGGGGATTACCTTTGCTTCGACGATGTCGGACGTGGTCGATGCCGTGAAAGAACTGACGGACGTTCTGCGGCGTGGACTCGGGCTGGCTATTGACGAGACGGTGGCCAAGATTAGCGATATCCCGCGATCTATCGATATCGGCGTCAACTACAACTCGGGGAATGCGCCGGAACCGCCGCGGGCCTTACAAGCGACAGCCAGCCGTGGCGGCATCGTGACCCCCATTGGCATTCAAGCCTTCGCGCGCGGGGGGACCGTCAAGATGCCCGAGTATCTGGCGCGCGGCACCGTCCTACCCTTCGTGCCAAAGGGCACCGATACCGTGCCAGCGATGCTGACGCCGGGGGAAACCGTGCGGACGAAAGCGCAGGAAGCGGCGCTACAGCAGGGTAATCAAGCGCAGAGCGCAGAAGAAATCAAGAAACTGCATGGCGAATTGCAAGCGCTCAGAGCCGACATGGCGCGACGGGACAGGCTCTTGCCGAAAGCCTTACGTGATGCGTTGTTGTTAGCGAGCTGAGATGGCCTCCTTGATTCCAACCGTGGCCGTCGAAGTGGAGCTCAGCGGCGTGGGGGGCGGGTGGACCGATCTCCGTGCGGGTAATGATGTCTTCGCTGGGGCTGGCCTGACGATCACACACGGTATTCAAGGTAGCAGTCCGATTGATCGGGTGGCGAACACAGGCACTGCCACCTTCGCGCTGCGCAACGGCACATTTAATAGTGCGGCCACGCTCGGGTACTATTCCCCACAGCATGCCAGCGTGCGTGCTGGCTGGGGATTAGGGATCGGCTGCCGTGTGCGGATCACGGATCCCGCGACCGCCACGATCTGGACGCGGTTCATCGGCCGCATCGATGCCATTGACCCGATTCCAGGGCTCAAGGGTGAGCGCATCGTCAATGTGATGGCGGTCGATTGGCTGGACGAAGCAGCACGGTTTTCCATTCCTGCTGACATCGGTGAACAAGTCAACCAATCGTGGGATGGCATCCTCACCGCGATCGTGGCCGAAGTCCCGGTGGCCCCAACGGCTACGAATTATGACTCTGGCACCGAATCCTATCCATACGCGCTCGACACGAGCGCCAATGCACGACAAAAGGCCCTGTCTGAATTCAAGAAACTCGCGGATAGCGAGGCAGGCTTTATCTTTCTCACGGCGGCCGGCACGCTGCGTGCGGAAAACCGACATGTGCGGATGACGAATGTCACGAGCGTATGGACGCTGACGGGTACCGAATATCAGGCCTTGGAATTGCCCTCCACGAGAGACGACATCATCAACACCGTACGGGTGACGACACATCCGAAAGTGGTGGACGCGACAGCCACGCATATTGTGTACCGGCAGGCGAACGTGATCGAGTTCGCGGCGGGGCAAACGAAACTGCTTTTAGGTCCCTATCGTGATGATGATACGGGCGAAACGATTGGTGCCACCGATGTGCAGCCCCTCGTCGCTGGCGTGGACTTTACCGCGAATACCAACAGCGATGGCAGTGGGACGGATGTCAGCACCGATGTCAGCATCGTCCAAACATTCGGGCCGAGCGGCGCGAAGTTCAATGTCACGAATAATGGGGCGGTGCAAGCCTATCTGACGTCCTTGGTCCTGACGGGCAAGCGCATTCTTGATCACGGCACCAACACGCTCGAAGCGACGGATGCGACCAGTATCACAACGCATGGGGAGCATGCCGTTGACTTCGATATGTCCTATCAAGCCAATGACAACGTCGGTCAAGGCGCGGCCGACTATCTCTTAGCGAAATTCAAGGATCCGCTGGCGCAGGCACGCACAATCACGGTGATCGGACGCACGTCCGCACTCCTGACGCAGATCCTCACGCGCGACATTAGTGATCGAATCACGCTTAGTGAAACTGTAACGGGCGTAAGTGACGATTTCTTTATCAATGGCATGGAATTGGTCGTGAAGCCCAGTGGGCATGTGCAGGCGACATATATCTTAACGCCGGCACAAGATCCGTTCGCAGGGCTGTACTGGATTCTGGGCACGAGTACGCTCGGCACGAATACGACACCGGCACCGTTCTAATTCATGGAGGACTAGCTTACGGCCTGGACAACTCCGAAGACATGGACCGCTGTCGTCGTGTCTGTGGCGGACCTCAATACCCATATCCGCGACAACGAAAATTATTTGTTCGCCGCGGATTATCTAGCCTTGCTCAAAGCGAACAGCGGCACCAGCACGGCGGCCGGCGCCACGAATGTGGACACCGTCTCGATCACGGGATTAACAGCGAAGGATAGCCTGATCGTCGAGATGACCATCGCGAGCGTGACGCAGCAAACGACGGCGGGTGGGAACCTGTACAACAATACGGACGGGGTCAATATCGTGTCCTGCGGCAACATTGCGGCGGGCACGACTATCCAAGCCATCGGCACGATGCGCCAAGCCCAATCCGGTGCGACAAAAGTCATGGGCTATATCCAAGGGGTTGACCAAGGCGCCGCGGCCATCCTCAACGGCAATCTCGCGACCTTCACCACGAATTGGACCGGATCGTGGACATTGGCCTTCCGACATGGAGGCGTCACGGCCGGCGGGACGTATCAGTGGGCATGGGCAGTTTATAAGCTGGTGGGCCAGTAATGTCGATCAATCAATGGGTTTATGAAAAGGCGACGGGGAAGTGGATGGTGCACTTCCGCGATCCGTCGATCTTCAATAGCGACCCGATCAATTACGGGATCGTCGATTTGGGAGACGGCCAACCATTCCCTGACCCGATTACGGAGCGGTTCGATGCGGTGAATGGACGCAGGGCGGCCACGCCGACGGAGATCGCAGAGTCACAAGCCGATCAACAAGGTGTCGAGGTGACGCGCAAGCTCGATCAGGAACGCCTGATCTCGTCGGTGGTATGGGCCATCATTGACCAGTTTGCGGCGCCGGCGACTGTAGCGAAGTATCAGGCGGCGCGCACGAAGATTATCGCCGCCTACAAGTCGAAACCGTGGGTGCCGTGAAGCCTGAGCGCCATGACGCCTAGTGAGATCGAGACGGTGAGCCTGAAGGAGCATTTTACGCTCGCCCTCTCGGCACTCGACCGGCGGGTGACGGAGCTCTCCGAAGCTGCCTTGCGGGCGGTGACGCTAGCCGCTGAGGCCCAGAACGCCAAGTTGGCCTCGATGAATGAGCTGCGCGGAGCCATGAACGACTTGGCCACGCATGCCGCAACCCGCGATCAACTCGATGCGCTCAAAGAGAAGGTGAACGAAGTCAAGGTGCAGGTGGCCGTCGTCGCGGCCTTGGTGAGTCTGCTCGTCAGTGTCTTAGTGGTGATTGTCTCGCGGTGGATCATGCCGCCGTAAGACAGCAGCGGTGCCCCGGCCCCTGGATCAGAGGAACCGGAGCACCTACGACAGCGCGAGTCACGCGATGACCCGCCCCGCCGCAGCACGATTCTGGATCAGCCAGAGGGGGGCTTTTGCACACATGAGGGGACCGTGTCGGAAGTCACGCAGAAGCTATTTTTTGAAGCGCTGCAAATGCTGAAGGATGACTTGCGGGAAGACTTGGACGAACGGCATACCCGACTTCGAGGCGATATGACGCAAGCCTTCAAGGAGTTAGGGCAGAAGTTGGATCAGCACGCGAAGGACGACATTCTGGTGGACAAGCGGGTTGTGGCGATCGAAGAGGCGCGAAAGATTGAAGCGGCGCAACAGATTAAGCACGGGGCCTGGGCGGGGATGCTCGCGTCGGCTGGGCTGAATGCGGCCATTGCCTTGTTCAAAGGATCGTGGTGGCGGTGACGGCCGATCAGATCGTGGACGCGATCTTGGAGCGGGAAGGCCCTGGCACGCCGCCGGACTATCTCGATCCGCATGATCGCGGAGGACGCAGCCATTGGGGATTGTCAGAGAAAGCGCACCCTGAGGAATGGACGAATGGCCCCCCGACAAAAGCCCGGGCGCGAGTCGTCATGTGGGAAAGCTACGTAACGCCCTTTAAGATCCTTGAGAACGCAGGCATCGATGATCGCTTGCGCGTGGCGCTCATTGATGACGCCGTGCTCTCTGGGGTGACGACAGCCAAGAAGCGATTGCAATGGGTGCTCGGGGTAGAACGCGACGGGATCATTGGCGCGCAGACATTAACGGCGATTGACGGGTGGGCCGAAGGGGCATTACTGCAAGCCTATGTGAAAGAGCGTGCGATTCGGCTGGCACGGATTGTCGAACACGATCACGAACAGGCGCGGTTCATCGTGGGATGGATTAGCCGCGCGCTCTTGTTTTTGCCGGAGGCGGCATGAGAGAGACTGCGACGTTGAGTCAGGACGCCGGGCTAGTTCTGGGAAACAGGCTGCCGCCCCGGCGCCTGGGGGCTGACTCGGGTGAGAGGCTGAACGTCGCAGCCTCACCAGAAAGGATCGCATGAGCCTGCCGGCCTTGCACGTCGATGGGTTGAATCTGAAGGAGACCGGCGGCGCCGTGGCCAAATTGGGCGGCATGGATGCCTTCGCGCTCTTCAAGCGCTGGTGCATGACCGACGGCCCGAACGCCCTCGTGAAGCCGATCCTCGACGACTGGGACAACGTGCTCTCGATCGCGGGTTATACCGGGAAGAAAGCCCTGCGCGTCTTCCGGTGTGCGGCCCCGCCCAATGCGTTCGCGCTCGACCCGTGGTCCTATCCAATGGCGAAGGTCACGGAGTTTACGCAGTATTGTGAGGGCCGCGGCTACTACGTCGATTGGACCGCCGGTGACTATCAGCTCTGCTTCCCTTCGGCCGATGGGAATCGCGGCGAGCTCAATGGCCCGCACGGCATTCGTGAGCACAACAATCAATTCTGCGCGGCGCT